CCAGCGGGCGCCCAGGCCGTTGTGTGGTGTGTGGGAAGAGAGGTCAAGACGAAATCCCCATACCGTGTGGACACACCATATGTGACGTGTGCTTCACCCTAATCGACGAGCAGTTCAAGCTCCGCAATTTGGTAGAATATACCAACGATCCACCCAGTTGTCCAGCGTGCCTAGCAGCAATGGTGGTCGTCTCGTTAGCAACCCGGCTAAGAGATGCGGAGGAGAAGAAAGCTCGCGAAGAGGAAGACAAACAAGATGAGAAACTCGGGCTGCAACCCGAAGAAATTACACCCGAAGTGAAAGCCGAATACTTCGAGCACAAAAAACATCAGAACACTACTCTGTTGGATAGAACACTGAGGATCCTGACACCATTTGAGCAACCCACAGCTTACTGGGTTAATCGGGTGTCTGTTTTCGGATTTTTGTCCGAGAACCCCCATTACGGCATGTTACCAGACCACTACGGTTGGGAAGTGTCAGAGGGGTGGAAAGTAGTGTATTTATACAAAGCATGGGTGGACGATCTCAGTGTTTTCTGGGTGCATCATGAAAAGGACGAGAAGAACTTCCTTATTTCAGTGACGTATCTAAAACAGTTAACTACCGAGGTCGCCCTGCCGGGAGACGATCTAGCGTATCAGTTGTGGTGGGTTCCAGTCGTGTGTTACTTGTCGCGGGCGAGACTTCCCGCCACGAGAGCATTACACGACGTGTCGTGGGTGGGTCGGTGTGAGGCAGCGTATAGGTATTATAAGGGGTTGAGTCCACGGGTTCGGTTAGCGATGGGAGTCACCGCTGGCGTCTACCTAGTGTCCAGGTTTGTGCCGTCTTGGCTGTTTAGGTCCAAACCCCTTCCCCCCCCGCGGAGGGGCAAGTACGGAGCACAGGCTGTGCTACGGGGATACTACGCTGCCGTCGATGATAACATACTAAGTGGTAACTATTACGCTTAGGCGCGCGGTAGCGCGCGAGTGGGCAGACATGCCCGCTTATGATCATGTAGACTCACAGTGCCCCCTTCCCGTTTCCACTAAGGAGGGTGCGTCCATGACGATGCCAAGGAGAATCCAGATACGTAGACGAGTGAATAGAGTTAGACAGGCGGCATTTTGCTCGGGGAGATACAAGCCTCAAGTTTTTGCCACCACCCTCCACAATGAGAAGTTAGCAGTAGCGGCGAGAGTGATAAAACCAACGCAAGCGGTAGACCAGACAGAGATGTCCCACTATTGCGATTGGGTTAAATCAAACTTGTCAGTGTTAATTCCAGGGTGGAG